AAGGCTGGAGAAGCTGGTGAAGGTGCACTATCAGTACTTGATGAAGCAACTGGTGGATTAGCTAGTAGGTTTAACAATGTATTTGTTGGTATCGGTAAGATGGGTACAGCAATGAAAGTTAGTTTTAAAGCTGGTATTGCTGGAGCTAGTGGTCTGAAGAAGGCTCTTATTGCTACAGGAGTTGGAGCTATAGTAGTTGGATTAGGCCTAATCGTTGCATACTGGGATGAGATCAAAGGATTTGTAAGTGGTGTATCATCAGAAAGTAAGAAACTCTTAAAGACTGAAGAAAAAGCATCTAAGGCAGCACAAGATAAATTAGCAGCAACACAAGCTAGTGAGTCATCTCTAAAACTTGCAGGTAAATCAGAAAAAGAAATAAGAGATCTTAAGATAGAACAAACAAACGAGATCATTACTTCAACACTTGCTATATTAGAACAACAGAAAGCACAGAAGAAAGCACAAGTAGAGGCAGCAAAACGTAACCAAAAGATAACTGCTGGTATTATTGGATTCTTATCATTACCTATTACTATCCTATTAGGAGCAGTTGATGCCTTAACCTTAGGACTAGCTAAGATTGGTGTAATGGAGAAAGCAACCAATCTAGTAGAAGGCTTTACAATGGGAACTGCTAAGTTATTATTTGATCCTAAGAAGACTGAGAAAGAAGGAGATGCTACTATCAAAGAGACTGAGAAGGTCTTGGCTAATCTTAAAAACCAAAGAGATGGATTTATAATCAAAGGAAATGAAGAGGCGCAGGCTGCAGCAGATACTAAAGCAGCCACAGCTAAAGAATTAGAAGTAGAACTAGAAAGATTACGTGCTGAGAATATAGAAGGTGAAGAAGCAAGAGCACTAGCACTACTTGATATTGAGAAGCGTAAGCAAGAACAAGAACTTATAGCAAAAGGAGCTAGTCAAGAGTTACTATTAGAACTAGAAACTAACTACGAGACTAGAAAGGCTGAGATAACTGATGGATTTGCAGAAGCAAAGCGTGTTAAACAAGCAGAAGCTGATGCTATAGCTGCAGATAACAGAGCAACCATTGATGAGATACTTAAACAAGCTGGTCAGGATGAGATAACAGACTTCTTTACTAAAGCAAGAGCTGAATTAGATGCTCAAAGAGAGATAGATCTAGAAAAGATAACACAAGCAGGAGCAACACAAGCTGAAATTAATAGAATCAAAGCTGGTTATACTAAAAAGAATCAAGCATTAGACAAAGAAGAGTCTGATTTTAAGAAGGCTTTGAGTAAACAAGATACTGCCAATGCCTTAAATGCTGGTAGTCAAGTACTTGGAGCTATTACAGAAATGGCAGGAGAAGGATCAGCAGTTGGTAAAGCAGCAGCAATGGCTCAAACAACCATAGACACATACAGTTCAGCTACAGCAGCTTATTCTTCTGTAGTTGGTATTCCAATTGTAGGACCAGCACTTGCCCCTATTGCAGCGGGTGTAGCTGTGGCCTCAGGTATGATGTCATTAAAGAAGATAGCATCTACTAAGGTACCAGGTGGTAAAGCAACTGGAGCACCATCAGTCTCTGCACCAAGAGCAGCTAGTTTTAATCCTACTGCGGCATTAGCTGAATCATCAGAAGAGGATGCTAATATCAATAACACAGTTAGTTTAGATACAACCTCTAATACAACAAGTGCACCAGTAATTAAAGCTTACGTAGTCTCTAGTGATATGACATCACAACAAGAAGCTGATGCTAATATCAATGACTTAGCTAGATTATAATTATAATATATAGAATATGAATAAGATTGTAGAATTACTTATAAACTTTGAAGAGTTTGAAATGGATGATTTAGGAGTTGAGATAATGTCTTTAGTGGATTCACCTGCTATAGAGATTAATTGGATGGCATTCTCAAAAGCAGAAGCCTTAGCCTTATCAGAATTTGAAGCACATGTATTAGAAGTAGCAGGCACAGTAGGTGAAGTCTTAGATCCAACTAGTATAGTATACGTAGATGCATCCACTACACAGTTTGCTTCATTAGGTGATTACTTACAAGGTATCAGAGCATTAGATATCTTAGAGCAATTAACAGATGCAGCAATAGAACAAGAAGCTGATGTTAGATATAGATACGCTGGCCCCGGCGGACAGAGAGCATTCTGTGCTACACTTAAAGGACTTAACAGAATCTATACTAGAGGAGACATAACAGCAATGGATAACTTTAATCCTGGTTTTGGATCTGGTGGTTCTAACTCATATTCGGTATTTAAGTATAAAGGCGGTCCTAACTGTCAACATTACTGGGAAGAGTTAGCAGTCTATAAAGATGCAAGTGGTAGAGAAGTTATAGTTAGTTTAGGAGCAGCAAGAGATGATGCTGGACAATCTAATAATAGTAGAACACCTTCACCTGAAGGAGCTCTTAATAATAACGGTTACTTAATGAGAAAGCAGTGGTCATTCTCAAATGACGATAAGCAAATAGTAACTGGACCTGCAATGATACCTAGATCCTTAATACCTAGAACAGATAAATTAGGTAACCTATTCCATGTATACTTTTCAGAAGATACTATAGAAAGAATAGTTAGAAAGTTTCTTAAAGACGGAGCACACGCAACAGATATTAATCATGATGACAATGTAGTAGATACAAATACACTACTAGAATCATGGATAGTAGAAGATCCAGAAAATGATAAATCTAAAGCATTAGGTTTTGATGTACCACGAGGAACATGGATGTGTTCATATAAAATAAACGATACTGCAACTTGGAATAAGATTAAAACAGGAGAACTCAATGGTTTTTCAGTAACAGGTGCATTCTTAGAAAAACTACAATCATAATGATAAACACGAAAGACTCAATAGCAAACATTACAACATTCATGGGAACAGGAGCAGGCTTCTTTAATATAAATGGATACTTAACTTTAGGTTTAATAACAACAGGAATTGTCTTGAATATTTATAGAATCTATGAGATCAGAAGAAAGAGTAAAGACTCTGAAGAGTAAGCCGTTCACAACCCTATACTTCAACTAACATTCAAACCATTTATTATATGCACGGTTAAGCAAACTGTTTCAACTTTTGGCATAAATACTTCTATCTATATTTAGGTCTATCTAACACTAGTTAGGTATAACATAAATAAACCAAACATAATATGACAGTAAACGACGTTGTAAAGAAGTTGAGAGTTATGCTTTCAGCGGATGAAGCAGTAGTTACAGAGACTGAATTTGCAGATGTAAATCTAGTAGATGGATCAGTTGTGTATACTGACGGTGAAGTTGAGGTTGGAGCTATATTACTTGTAAGAGTAGAAGATGGTGAAGAATCTCCTTTCGCACCAGAAGGATTACATGAAACTGAAGAAGGTCAATTAATTACCGTTGGTCCTAATGGTGAAATAATGGAAATCGCAGAAGTATCAGGAGAAGAAGTAACTGAAGAAGAAGTAACTGAAGAAGTTATGGAAGAAGTAGTTGTTGAAGCACCTGTAGAAACTGAAGCAGTACCAGCAACTGAAGAGTTGTTAGAAGGTATCGCTAACTTGATTGCACCTTTCACTGAAGAGATCTCTTCATTAACACAAGAAGTAGTAGACTTAAAGTCTAGATTTAACAAGATAGCAGGAGAACCTGCTGCATCTCCAATTAGAAACACTTTTAGCGAAACTAAATTAGCTAAGAAGACTATGGAGGCAAACAGAATGGATGCTTTAAAAGCAATTAGAAATTCTAAATAATAACTAATAAAAAAACAATAAACAATTATGGCTTTCGGATTTGACATTACAGCATTACCAGCTTATACAGACCAATTATCATTGGATCTAGTATCAAAGGTAGTATTAAAAACAGAATTACTAGACTTCGTAGATTTACGTAGTGGTTTCACAAGTGGAACAGTATCAATTAACTTAGTAGATGCAGATTTACCTGTATCATCATTGACTTGTGGATGGAATTCTGATGGTGAGGTAACTTACACTCAGGTACCAGTAACAATTGAAGCATTACAGTCTAAGACTGAGATGTGTGTAGAAGATTTACGTTCAGTATATCAATCAGCATTCATGAATGCAGGAACAGGAAACGATGACATCCCATTTGAGGAGGTTATATCTGATTCTTATGCAGATAAATTAAGAAAGTACAATGAAGGTTTCTTAATCAATGGATTTGGAGCAACTGAAGGTTTAAAAGCTCAGATTACTGGTGCTAGAGGAGCAACAGTACAAGCAGGAACACCAGCAGCATGGAATGCAACAAATGCATTTGAACAAGCATTAGACTTGTATGACGCAATTGACGAGAAGGTAAAAGACAGAGAAGATTTAATCGCTGTTGTATCACCTGATTCTTATAGAGCTTTAGTAAGAGCACTAGTTGCACAAAACCTTTACCACTTTAACTCGGTTGAGTCTAACAACATCATGATCTTACCAGGAACTAACTTACAAATTATCAAATCTAGCGGATTAGTTGGATCTGATTATAAATTTGCTGGACCAGGTAAAATGATCTTAGCTGCAACAGGACTTACAGATGAATTAGATTCTTTTAGATTTTTCTATGATGAAGCTGCAGATGTAATGAAGTTTAGAGCTGCTTGGAGATTAGGAGTCGGAGTAGGACAAGTAGATGTATTTGCAACAAACGATATGTCATAAATCAAACTAAGAGTAGAGGCTTAATGGTCTCTACTCTTCTAATATTAACTAAAAAATAAACTGAAATAATATGAGTTGTTCAAATTTAACAGCTGGTTTCTTGGATCTATGTAACGATTCAAATGGTGGAATCCAAAAGATTTTCATCGCCAATGGACCAGTTCAATCAATCACAGAATCAGCAGGTGTAATATCTGCTATTAATGTTGGTGGATCAGCTATGGTACCTTCAGACTTTTTTGTATTCAACACACCAAGACAAGTATCTTCTTTAAC